CTCGTTTTTTATAACAAATAGCTTGTAAAGCGAAATACCCATTTGAACCTGATGAAAAAAGAATATCATCTATTAAATCGGAATATATTGAAACATTATCATAAAAATGATAAATGTCCATACCAAAATAAGATGTATTAGCTAATACATCAAAAACCATTTGTGAATGAACATCGGGTTTAACACACTGAAAACCATTACATGCAATGCATGAACAAGCGTTATCAACATGATAATCTTTACAAAAACAGATAATTTGATTCTCGTTAACTGACTCACCAACTTGCGCTTTAACACGCTTATTACGAATTCGAGCCCTTTGTACAGGACGACCACTAGAACCTTGAGAGGCTTGAGTATTAAAAATCTTAAGAAAATTACCGGCAATTTTAGAAATAACACTGAGTAGTTTGCCATCTATATCAGTGTATTCATTGAGTAGTTTTAAAACATCTCGGTTTGACCCCATTTGTGCTGTAATCTCAAGCAACTCTCTATTTGCTATTGACGAATACACAACTGGTTTAAAATAGTCAGGATACATAATAAGTCCTACGTAATCATAGGAAAAAATTGAATTAATTGGATAACTATGACCTTTTGAATTAAGGTCCATTAAACATGAAACATAAATATCTCGAAGCCACTGAAACTTGTTTCTACCATGTAAAAACATAAAATATAATGACATGTTGACTCTATTCATTTGATCAAACTCGTTATTAGGATCACTCTGACTCCATCTACATATTTCAAGAATAGTATCTTCGTCTAAACGTGCTATATATTTTCCAAAAGGCATTGACGCTTTACCAATCTCAATATTTTCTAAATAGACAATATCATTTGTTAAAAACGAAATTTCTTTAATAGTATAATGAGGTTTAGTTATAGCAACTTTATTAGGTGTTGTATAAGTAACTCCTAAAGTTTGCATTAACTGTTGGTAAGTATTCATTGTAATGAATTTAGCCACATCGGCATGTAGTGAAATTAAATTATCATCACCAAAAAATTTGGCGCGAACATAATCACAAAACTTATTAAGTGGAATGTCCGTTAATTTCAAAAAAGCATATCTAATAAAAAACATGTTTGCTATACAATTAATGATAGTAGTTAAGGCACATCCAGAAGGATTGCCTTGTCGAAATATATATGCAAAAGCGTCAACTAAATGCATAGAACAAAAACAGGATAAAATCAAAGTTTTGCGAATTCGTTGATTTCGAGGACTATCGTTGTAGACCCTATTAACAACGTCAGCAATAAACTCACCTATCTGAAAAGATAAACTTGCG